TTCAATATAGATTTAAAAATGAAAACTTAATTAGTGAACGAGTTACAAGGCCAGATTTTACAATTTTTGAAACAAAAAATGGTACTTATGAAGTAAGAGTTTTTAGTTTTAACGCCCTGGGAAAACCAAGCATAAATCCAGCAACTACATCTTTTACAACTGTTGGTAAAACAGCATTACCAGAAGATCCAAGTGGCTTGACTTTAGAACCTGTCTCAGATCAGTTTGTACGATTACGTTTTAACCCTTCTACCTCTGTTGACGTGTTGCATGGAGGTACTGTTTCAGTTAGGCATACACCCTCTATTGATCCAGCAGTTGCAACTTTTCAAAACTCTACAGAAATAATCCCTAAACTTGCTGGAAATATCACAGAAACACTTGTACCAGCATTAACTGGAACTTACAGTATTAAATTTATTGATGATAGTGGAAACAGGTCAGATAATGCAGCAAGAATTATAGTTACACAACCAGATCCACAACCAAATCAAATAATACTTACAGAAAGAGAAGATACTGACTCACCACCATTTCAAGGTGAGAAAGTAAATACTTTTTATGACGCAACTTTTGATGGGTTGCTATTAGATGGAACTTTGTTATGGGATTCAATAACACAAAATATTGATGATTTATCCAATATTGACTTTGCTGGGCCTATAAACTCAAGCGGAACTTATGAGTTTCAAAATAAAGTTGATCTTGGAGCAAAATTTAATTTAATGCTCAAAAGAAGATTTGTTACTTCTGGTCTTTTTGTCAATGACCTTATTGATTCTAGAACTGCACTCATAGATACTTGGACTGACTTTGACGGAACACAAGCAGACGATGTCAACGCAAAGCTCCTTGTAGCAACAACTGATATAGACCCAGCAACTTCAGTTTCAGCCACTTATGAACAAAGCGGTACAACAATTACTATCACAAAAACCGATCATGGTTATGCTGTCGGGGATTTTGTTGTAATAGATTTTACTGCTGGTAGTGCAACAGATGGCAACTTTGAAATTCAAACAGTACCAAATGCAAACTCTTTTACAGTAACAGCAAGTGCTAGTGCAACTATATCAAGCGGAACTTCATGCACTTATGGAGCAAATTTTACTCAATTTAATACTTTTGCTAATGGGGAATATACAGCAAGAGGATTTAAATTCAAATGTGAACTTGAGTCAAATGACCCAGCACAAAATATTAATATATCTGAACTAGGATTTGAAGCAAGTGTAAAACGTAGAACAGAAACTGTTAATACATCTATAGCCTCTGGAACTTCTGCAAAGACAGTCACTTTTGGCTCGCCATTCTTCACAGGCAGTGGATCTATACAGGGAGGATCTACTTCTGACTTTTTACCAACAGTGGGAATTACACTAGAAGGTGCTGTTTCTGGCGATTATTTTAAAATTACATCCATTACTGGAACTCAATTTGTTATAGAGGTAAAAGACTCAAGCAACAACTTTAAAAATCTTAATTTTAAATATACAGCAATCGGGTTTGGTAAAGGTACATAAATATGTTTATATTAAAGTTATCAGTTATTCTATACTTAAATAAAAAGGACTAAGTAATGGCCACAGCAGATTACATAATCTCGAACCAATCGGGAGCCAGCTTTAGAACAGACTTAAATAATACTCTTGCTGCAATCGTAAGCAATAACTCAAACTCATCTAGTCCAGCAACTACCTACGCATATCAATGGTGGGCTGATACTTCAAATGGTGTATTAAAAATAAGAAACTCAGCTAATAACGCATGGGTGGAACTTTTACAACTTGACGGCACGTTAACCCTTGAAGATGGCTCTGCAAGTACACCAGCACTAGCGTTTCGAGATGACTTGGACACAGGAATATACTCTGATAGTGCTAATGAATTAAATATTGCTACAGGTGGTGTTGAAAGATTTAGTTGCGCTAATACAGGAGTTGTAATTAATCAAACTGGTGCAGATGTAGATTTTAGAGTGGAAGGCGATTCATCAGTTAATTTATTATATGTCAATGCTGGTAATAATAAAGTTGGTATAAATACAAATGCACCAGAGGGTTTGCTTCATGTTTTAAGCGGTTCTGCGGGAACTGTGACCGCTGCTACTGATGCTGACGAATTAGTATTAGAAGCCAGTGCTAATGTAGGTCTGAGTTTATTAACTGCAAATGATAGTTTAGCAAGAATTAAATTTGGCGATCCTGATGCTACGGGTGTGGGAGCTTTAATTTATAACCATCAAAATGACAAACTACAAGTTAACACAGCAAGTGGTACTAGATTTTTAGTTGGTTCTGACATGATTAGTGCAAGACAAGATTATGGAATTGCAAGAACTGCGGGTGGATATACATTCAGAGAAACAAACGAGGGAGGTGAAAGGGCTGGAATACTTTCAAATAGTTCTAATGAATTAATATTTAATATTGGTACTGAATCTGAAAAAATGCGTATAGATTCGTCTGGAAAGGTTGGTATAGGTACAACAAGTCCACAAAGACTTTTACACTTATCTTCTAATAATACAGTTATTGCTTTAACTGATACTGCTGCTGGTACAGATCAAAAAACTAAATATATGTTATCTGACGCTGGTGATTTAGCTTTTGGAAAACTTAGTGATGATTACAATACAGCAAATGAGCATTTTCGTATAGATAACTCTGGAAACGTAGGTATAGGTACAACAAGTCCAGCTTCTAAATTACATCTACTAAATGCTGATAATACTGTTTTAACTATGGGAAATTCATCTTTTGATGATGGTGTAATTCAATATTACAACGGTTCTCTTAATTTAAAAACTGGATCTTCTAACGGTGATAGAACAATGGCATTTTACACTGCTGGTACAGAACGTATGCTTATAAAATCAAATGGTATTATTCAAATCTCACAGGATGGTTCTTATGATAATCATGCGTTTGCAACAGATGCATACCAATTTACACAGACAACTACAGACTTCACAACTCTTTGGATTAGAAATACAAACGCAAGTCATGCTAGAGAACTTATAAGAATTGATGCTCAAAGAGGTGCAACTTCACAATATAACCTTTTTGTAATGACCACAGGTTCTTTAGGTGATGATCAGTTTATATTTAGGTCAGATGGAAACGCATATGCTGATGGTACTTTTAATAATAATGGGGCTGACTATGCAGAATATTTTGAGTCATCTACTGGTTCAGCAATACCAGTAGGAACAACAGTTGTTTTAGAAAATGAAAAAGTAAGAGCTTCAACTGACTCTGACTCTGCAAGTGACATTATTGGGGTTGTCAGACCAAAAGAAGCTGGAACTGCATCAATGACTATAGGAAACACCGCTTGGGGAAGATGGCAAGGAAAATATGAACAAGATGATTTTGGTAGATTCACTCTTGTAGAACATTCTGTTTTAAATTGGACAGATGAAAATGGTGAAGTACATTCTTATGAAAGCCATAATATTCCTGAAAATATAACTGTTCCATCATCAGGAGTAACAACTTTAACTGTGGATAGTGATGGAAATAAATTTACACATTATAAAGAAAATTCATCTTACGATTCAACAAAAACGTATGTGAATAGAGAAAATAGAAATGAATGGGTCATAATTGGATTGATAGGACAGATTCCTGTTTTAAACACACAAAAAATTGGATCAAATTGGAAAAAAATGCGTGCAATATCAGGTTCAGTTGATGAATATTTAGTAAAGTAATTAAAAAAAAGAAAATTAAAGACTAAAGTTGCAGTGTTAGAAGCAACCTAGTAATATTGGATAACTTAAATTAATTTTATGGCAACACCACAAGAGCTTTATGACGAAACTAAAACTCGTCTAGATTTGAATATTGCAAAAGCACAAATGCTTGAAAGAGAAATACAGGAAAAAGTAGCAGAAAAAAATAAACTAATGCAACCAATAATGGAAGATCAAGGTGCATTAAAACAGTTAGAAAAACTTAGTGATGTTGTACAACCTGTAGAATCAAAGTAAAATAAAATTAAACATTTATTATCATGGCTGTTACTTGGAATGTTGTTGCTTTAGATGCAACAAAAACTGTCGGTAGTTTATCTGATGTTATTACTACTGTTCACTGGACTGCTAGTGATGCTGACGGAGATCATACTGGATATGCTTATGGTTCTGTAGGGCTTGCTGATGCTGATAGTGGTTCGTTTACTGCTTATGCTTCTGTAACCAAAGATAATGCTGTTGCATGGGCTAAAGCTGCAATCGGTACTGATG